GTAATATAATCTGGAGAAATACTATAAAAACTTAATCTATCAATATCAGTATACGATTCAGAATTTACTCCAAGTGAAATACTTGTAATAAGATTTTCAGAAATCATTTTTTTACAGAAAGCTACAACATCTACATTAAATCTATGCATAATATAAAAATAAGATTTCTTCGCTAACTTTATAGCAATTTCTTCATTAATTACGCATTCCATATTGGCTGGAACAACTGGTAGAATAAATGTATGATTGCCTAGCCTTGTTAGAGTATTACATTCATCACGTGATTTTACAACACACATGCGTGGAATAAGATTTATATCATTATAATCAAACATCTCAGCTTCGCTATAACTATACTAAAAAAAGTTTTAAACCATTATATTTTTAGTAAACTTACCAATCCAACTTTTGCTATAACATCCATAATAGAATATGCTACATTTTCTTTAGTAGAATCTATTTTATTTTCTTCTTTTGCATACCATACAATTGGATATAATGACCATAGCACTAATGTTAGAATTACAGCATGTTTCTTTTCTTTTAGATTCCATAAAACATAGACTATAGGAATAAAAGCAATCATTCCAGCCCAGAACCACATATTATTTTGTGAAATAACTCCTTCATATCCAGATCCAATCATCGCTATATCAGCAATCACTAATCCAATTATAGTTACTAGATTTGAATTGTTTGCCATGAGAAGAGCAATAAGCATTAAAGGAGTAGTAAAAACCCAATCAATGTATCTATATGCTATAGTTGAAGGATCGTGTAATAAGAAATAATAAGAAGCAGCTGCTATAGTTGGAATAGCAGACAATAAGAAGTCTCCTTTAAAGAAAAGCACAACTGCTGTAACAAAAAAGAATGAAAACGCAACTGTTTTAGCTGCTTCGGACACTTTATTTTCTTGTATCTGTTGCGAAACCTTTGGTCCAAGAAAGACAGAAGGTATCACAAATCTGGGACCAAGAGTTTGTATTAATGGAATAAGTTGTAATGCAGACATCTAACTATGTAGTAGAAAGTTCTTGTTTTAGTTTTTCAAGATATAGAATTCCATCCATCAATTCTTCTTGAGCATGATTGATCCATTGGACTCGTGATAAATCTTTTCTATCCAAATCAGTTCCATATTTTCGTTTTCCAACTGCGGATCTTTCTAGAAACTTCGCAATAACCGCTTTTACAACAGAGTCTACGTTTTGATTATCTGACATTTAGTATCTATATTTATTATTTATATGTCTTTATATATTCTACCCAATATTCTAAAGTAAGTTTTTTTCTATCTCTGGGTTTCATATTACTTAGATATTGTAATAAGAATTCTTTATTTACTTGTTCCCAACTTTGAACAATACATACATTTAAATCTTCAAATAGTGGATCTAATCCAGATGTTTTAATTATAGGAATACAACCTAGAACTAACGCTTCCCACATTCTATGTGTATCAAATCCTCCACCAAAAGGACAAATAATAAATATAAATTGGCTCATATATTTCCAAGTATCTAGACGATTTATATATTCGGGTTGAAACCAGCAAATAGAATTATCAATATTTTTAATACATTCTTGTCTATCCCCTCGCTCATTAATACCCCAATAAGAAAAATGAAAATTCACATAACAAGCAAATAAACGTGAATTTAAATCAGAATTATTTTTAACAATATCTAATAATAACACTTCTTGTTCTACAGGAAACATACCACAAATGGCATAGATACATCTGAATCTCCAGAAACAAGTATGAAAGGCTCTTTTATAAATGGAAAAATATTTTTAAAAAAGTTCTCAATAGCAGAACCACAAACATATACAATATCATTTTTTTTAATAGATACATATTTATCAATATCTAAATGGATATCACTAGAGCAAATTTTACTGTTATATATATCAGATGATTTTAACAAACCTCGCGATGAAACAAAATAACATTTATCTTCCATCTACTCTATTTAAAGTTATATTCTTTAGATAAATAGGAAAAGCAAAAAAGCAAAAAGCAAAAAATCAAGAATCAAAAAGCATGGCTTTACAATTAATCAGAACGTTATTCAAAGAAACACCACTGGAATTGAATAGTATTCTTTCTAAAAAACATAATACAAACGTTTTTCTAAAACGAGAAGATTTAACACCAGTTCGTTCTTATAAAATTCGTGGTGCTTTTCATAAAATGTCTTCATTATTAAATAAGAATCCTATTGTGACATGTAGTGCGGGTAATCATGCCCAAGGAGTAGCATATAGTTGTGATAGACTGCAAATACGAGGAACTATTTTTATGCCAATAATTACTCCAGAACAGAAAATTCAAAAAGTAAAACAATTTGGAAAAGATTCTATTCAAATAGAATTAGTAGGAAATAATTTTGATGAATCTTTTAAAGAAGCAAAAAAATATAGTATACATAATAAGCAAGAATTTATTCATCCATTTGATGATAAAAAAGTTATTGAAGGACAAGCAACCGTTGGAGAAGAAATAATAGAACAAATGAATGGTAAACCTATTGATGTTATTATTATTCCAATAGGAGGTGGAGGATTAGCAGCGGGGGTATCCCAATATATTAAAAATATATCACCATACACAAAAATTATAGGTGTTGAACCTTTAGGAGCTCCTTCTATGAAAGCAGCTATGGAGTATTACCGTGTTGTAACTCTTGAAAAGATAGATACTTTTGTCGATGGGGCTGCTGTGAAGACAGTAGGAAGTTTAACGTACCCTATTTGTAAAAAAAATCTTGATAAAATCATAGTAATAGATGAAGGACATGTATGTTCTAAAATTATTGAAATGTATAATGAGAATGGATACATTATTGAACCAGCTGGTGTTCTTTCACTTTGTGTTTTAGATACTATAGATTTACAAGATAAAAATGTAGTATGTATTATATCTGGAGGAAATTCTGATATATTTCGTATTCCAGAAATTCTTATAAGAGCTATTTTATATAAAAAATAACTATTAATTATATATTTTCTACTATAGTATTTGTAGCCTCTTTTACTTGTGATTTTTCTTTAGCAAATAAAGATAATGCTACATTATATAGTGTTCCAAATAGTTTATTTTTTAGAGTATTTTCTTTTGTTGTGGTTGCTTGTGTTGCTATTGCTCCTACTTGTGATTCTGCAGATCTTAGAATTTTTTAGCAGATATTATTTTAAATACTATAAAAAAAGAAAGAATTAAACCAAGAACACTTCCAAGAATAATCACCGCAATAATTCCTTGTAAATTTAAGCCATTATTTGTCTGTGGTATTACTATAAGAGTTGTAGAAGGAGTAGATGTTTGTGTTTGTGTTAGTGTTTGTGTTTGTGTTAGTGGTTGTGTTAGTGGTTGTGTTAGTGGTTGTGGTTGTGTTTGTGTTTGTGTTTGTGTTTGTGTTTGTGTTAGTGTTTGTGTTTGTGTTTGTGTTTGTGTTAGTGGTTGTGTTAGTGGTTGTGTTTGTGTTAGTGGTTGTGTTAATAAAGGAGAATATGTGAAATACATTGTTGCGCTAGAAGAATATGATGAATTAGAGCTTCTACTTATACTTAATGATAAACTAGATGTTCTAGAATGGGTAGAACTTAATGTTAGGCTAGATGACAATGTAGAAGTCTTTGTATTCGTAAATGAAGGTGATACACTTATAGAATTCGTTGGAGTTGGGAAACGGGAGAATGACTCACTACTTGGAATTACAAATACGAAAAAAAATAAAGAAGAAATACGCATCTAAATAGTATTTAAAAGATAATGTATATAAATACACTATAAATGTCTTTAGAAGCTACCCATCTTCACTCACAGCTATGGGTTGTTGCTGTATTAAACAATCCTATGCGTTATAAACGTCGTGTAGAGCTTTTTCACCAATTTATTGCTCGTATGAAGGTAACGGGCGTAAACCTCTGTGTAGTAGAGCTTGCATATGGTGACCGTGCTTTTGAGACTGCTGATTTAGATGTTCCTATCAAGGTTCAGTTAAGAACAGATACTGTATTATGGCACAAGGAGAATTTAATTAATATTGGTATTAGTCGTCTTCCTACTGACTGGAAGTATGTTGCGTGGATTGATGCGGATATTGGTTTTGTCCGTCCAGATTGGGTTGATGAGACAATTCATGAACTCCAGCATCATGATTTTGTTCAGCTCTTTGAAGATGCCGTTGACCTTGGTCCTAACTATGAGATTATGAATACAGCAAAGGGATTTGGTTATTGCTATGTGAATGATGTTCCTCGTGAGGATCTTGGAAAGTCTCGTGATTATTATTATTATAATGCTGGGCAGAAGGGTTCTTATTGGCACCCTGGCTATGCGTGGGCAGCGACCCGTGAGGCGATTGATACGGTTGGTGGCCTTCTAGAGTTTGCGATTGTAGGTGCGGGCGACCACCATATGGCATGCTCATTAATTGGAGAGGGTGGTCGTTCAGTATCTGGAGGTGCTACAACTGATTATAGAACAGCAGTTCTTCAATGGGAGGAACGTGCTCTTCGTCTCCATAAGAATGTTTCTTTCATTCGTGGGACAATTCATCATTATTGGCATGGAAAGAAGGCAAATCGCAAGTACAAGGAGCGTTGGCAGATTCTCACGGATAATAATTTCAAGCCCAGCTATGATTTACACAAAGATTGGCAAGGTGTGTTAGCATTCCACAAGGGGAATGTAGGTCTTAGAAATGACATTCGCACATATTTCAAGGGCCGCAATGAAGATTCTATTGATTTATAAAAATACATTTTTAAAACTGTGTTTGAAAAAATTGATTTCCAAACTTACAATAATTAAGTATTAAAATGGAAGATATTGAGAATATTACCAAATCTGCTTCTCTTTCTCCAATTCCTTCTACTGAATCCAATGACTCTACAGAGCTAGATGACTTTGTAAATGAACTCATTTCATCTTCTAACACATCAGACAATGATATTGATGAGATTAACAAGAAATTGAGACGTAAGTATCAGATCCAACCATCAAAGAAAGATATTCATAACATTTATAAGAAGAACTTTTCTAGCATTAAGATTACGCCAAAGATGCGACGATGGATGGTGAAGAAACAGATGCGTTCAAACTCTGGTGTTCTTGTTGTTACAATCGTTCTTGCACCTAATAAGTTTAGTTGTAAGTATGATTGCGCGTACTGCCCTCAAGAAACAGATATGGACGGGAAGCCAACACAGCCTCGTTCATATCTTTCAAACGAACCCGCCATGTTGAGGGCTCTAGAATCTAATTTTAGTGTGAAAGGGCAATTTAACAGTCGTATTAGTTCGTACACTATTACTGGAAATATTGTAGCAAACCAAAATTCAAAGATTGAAGTAATCTTTTCTGGAGGCACTTGGGAGAGTTATCCTAAGGACTATCGTGAGCAAGTGATTCGAGAACTCTATTGGTCTGCGAACACCGTTTCTAGTGAGAGAGAATCAAAGACTTTGGAAGAAGAAATTACTATTAACGAGACAGCTCAGCACAGAATTATTGGTTTTACACTAGAAACTCGTCCAGACAATGTAACAGAAGAATCTATTAAGGATTATAGACGTTGGGGTGTTACGCGAATTCAGATTGGTGTTCAGCACTATGATGATGCGATTCTGAGAACAGTCAATCGCAAGTGTTATACGAAAGATACTATTAAGGCGATTCGTCTTTTGAAGCAAGCGGGAATGAAGGTAGTTGTTCATTTGATGCCCGATTTGCCGTCTTCATCACCAGAGCAAGACAAATGGATGTTTGACCAAGCCATTCATAATCCAGATTTACAGTTTGATGATATTAAGATTTATCCTACTGCGGTAGTAAAAACATTTGATGATAAGCATATTGTGAAATCTAAGATTTTGGATATGTACAATGATGGAACATTTACACCTTATAGTGAGAAGAATGTTAACGATTTGATTGATGTTTGTCTATACTACAAGACAAATATTAATCCTTGGGTCAGAATTCAACGATTGGTTCGTGATATTCCTAGCACGGATATTGCGGCTGGTTATAACAAGATCTCAAATCTTCGTCAGCTGATTCATAACAAAATGAAAAAAGAGAATCTCAAGTGTAATTGTATTCGTTGTATGGAGATTGGTGATAAGGAGCATGATAATCTAACACCGATTCTAGTTGTTAGGGATTACGAAGCATCAGATGGAGTTGAGTTTCACATTTCTGTGGAAGCACATAAGATGACATTCTTCCAAACTCTACTATACTTGCTAGACATGTTTGCGAATTTTATTCTTCTATATTTTACGAAAGAACATTATTATTGGGCTGGTGATTTGTCATCATACATTGGTCTATTTGGATTTCTTCGTCTCCGTTTTGATAAAAATGCGGGTGGTGACTTTATTCCAGAGCTGAAAGATTGTGCTTTAATCCGTGAGGTTCACGTATATGGAACTTCATTGGGAATTACAGATGGAAATAGTAAAGATTCAATTGGTTCGCAGCATCGTGGCTTTGGAAAGTTGCTAGTAAAAACAGCAGAAGTGTTAGCAAAGGAGGCTGGATACAAAAAGATGGCTATTATTGCTGGAGTAGGAACTCGTGAGTATTATAAGAATAAGTGTGGTTATCATTTGGAAGGAACTTATATGGTGAAGAATCTAGCATAATTAGATACAGATTGTAAAATTAGTTTTATAGGTGAATAATTTATAGATTTTTTATTATATATTTTATCCATTTCAATTTGTAGAGTTCGAATAAGAAAATCATTTTTCATAATTTCTTGAATAATTAAAATTATATTAATATTATCACCCAATTTAATAGCAATAATAAGAGCTTTTATATAATTATTTTGTTCTCGTATATATCTTGGTTTATCAATAAATAATGAGAAACATAGAGGATTTGATATATTGGAAGGACACCATGAGGTTTCATCAATATGAGTAAGAATTCTATTTGTTTCTTGAAGAACTCTTTTTAGAGCAGAAAGATGTAAGACTTCCATTGTGTATAATATTTTTTGTAGCCTAGTAAAAGTCAATTTTTTTTTAAAACAAATCATCACTAACAATTTCAAGAATCTTTCGTATACATAATTTCGCTAAATCATCTGTTGAGGATTCTTGAATAATGATATGGGCTTTTCTTTCTTGTAGCATTTTTAGACTATTAGAAGTTGGGACTATTTTAGAAACCCATAGTAAATGTACTTTAGAGGTCTCTCCAAGCCTTACTTGAATTCTAGTGGCACAATTTAAGAACTGAGAAACTTCTTGTTGATTATGAGATTGTTTCCATTTATCTTGAATAAAAATATGGGTTTCTCCGATTTGAATCCAATGGTCAATTCCATTAAGAGAACTATCGTTAAAATGTTTTTTTAATTCATTTTCTCGAAAACTATGTGTTAGTCCTGGCAACTTGAGAGACGCTTTGTATAAAAGTTCTTCTAATTCAAAACCTTTTTCTGCGGGAGTTAGAATTCTTGGTTCAGAATTTTCAGAAATTTGATTTTCTTCTAATCGATTTACGTTTAAAGTTTTTCTTGGTTTAATATAATTACATTTTATTAATTTTTTCTCTTCTTGTACTTCTTTCTCTTGTTTCTCTTGTTTCTCTTCTTTCTCTTCCATATCTATAGTATCTTTAATATTTGTTTTAAATAGATGGACGAACTTTCAGTAGATTTAAGTGGAAATGGAAAATCTTGGACAGAAGATAATAAAAAGTTGCTAGAAGCTTGGGCAAGTAAGGCAGAAGCCTATCGTTGGATGCATTATCATGCGAGTGCGAAGTTTTCACATAAATCTCAAATTCTAACAATTCTTATAGCAGTGTTAAGTTATTTCAGTGGTGGCTCTGTATTAGGAACATCTGCGTTAGATAATACTTGGTTCAAATATCTAATTGGATATGCAGCGATAGTCGGCGGAGTTCTAACAAATGTTAACGGTCTAGTTTCTTGGAAACCACTCGCAGACAAACATAAAGTGATTTCTACAAAATATTCATCGTTTAAAAGAAGTATTGATAGTATGATATCAATTAGTCCCAACCATAGAGCAAATGCTATAAAATTTATTGATATAAAAAGAAAAGAAATGGATACTTTAATAACAAGTGCTCCAAATATTCCAATGAGTATTATAAAAGAATATGAAAATAGAGATAAAAAACATAAATTAAATGATTTTTGGTTATCATTTTATTATATTTGTTGTTGTAATAGAAGATTATTGAAACTTTTAATAAGAAATATTGACGATGAAGAAGATGAAGTAACCAGTGAAAAAAACTCTACAATAGTCAATGTAAATCCTATTAGAAGACCAGTAAGACTAATATCACCTATCAATAATCTTGGAAATAGCATAGTAAGAACAGATAGAAGAAATGTTTCTATTCTAACACATCATTAGTCCCTTTTAGTCCCTTTTAATCCCTTTTAATCCCTTTTAATCCCTTTTAATCCCTTTTAATCCCTTTTAATCCCATTTCACCATAAGAGTTCGCTCTGTAATA